CAACTCGGCGAACTTTTCGGCATTGAGCAATCTAATCTTGGTATCTGAGTCTACCTGATTAGGCACCCATTCCATAGCCTGCTCTCTAAGTTCTCGAATTCGTTCGTTCATTCTTCAACTCCGAAATGTTTTTTAATTCTCAGTCCTACACCCAAGCAAGTGGCCGCTGAATTGAATTCAAATTCAAATGCTTGCTTTGATTTTGCATCGACTGCTTGGGCAGAGTAGTGAGCCGCTTCCAGTTTACTCATTTCAATACATTCCTGCACAATCAATTCGGCGAACTTTTCCAAATCCACTGTGGCAGGATCGATATAGCTTGGCGGCGGCGGCAAGAAATGCCCGCGGAACTTTGAAATGCTGGCGTGGCCTCCAGCTAGTTTAGCAAGGGTTGTAATTCGTTCGTTCATTCTTCAACTCCGAAATCTTTATTTCCACAGCTTTAATAGGTTAACAAATTCAGGCCACTCGTTATCATGGCGGGGGCAAAGTACAACAGCTAGTTCAGCATTGTCCATGCGGCTTTCAGTAACAACTAAATGTTGATCCAGTTGTTTAAGCATAGCAAACTCTGCCGGAGTAACTGCACAGGTAACTTTCTTAAATGACGTAGACAGCCATTCTGAATAGTCACCGTCTTCGCAAAATTCCATGTGGCACATAAGCCCAGCGTGAGCCGCAGCGTTCATTGCTATGCCCACAGGAGTATCCTGTTTAATACAAATATACATTTTCATACTACATAACCTTTACTCGTCTTCTTCGTCGATTTCGATTGGCGGATCCATATCTGTTCGCGCAGGTGGTCTGCCAGCTTTCTTACCTGAGCCCCATGCATTTACTGGAATTGCTCCTTCTACCCGACCACTTTCTCTATAAGAGGCTTGTTGTATAACTCCGCCCTTGGCTAGAAAGTCTGCCATTGCTTTTTCAAAATCTTCATTGTTCATTAATTAATTCCTGCTTTTGTACTAGTTCCACGAGGTGGTACTTGCTGTAGGGATAGTGTTCAACTAACCATTCCAGCAGGCCCGGTTCATTGTGGAACTGTATAGTACCGTCTCGATTTGAAATAATAGTCATACAGTCTCCATATAGTTTCGTACCCACCCTAAACGAGCTTGCTCGTCCATAGCAGTATATTGTACTATATTTTCACGTATAGCGTCAACCAGAGGGTAATATTCTTCGTCCAATTGGTGCTTGATGTCTTTGTTCAAGTCCACTAACTTGTCTGTACGTGGATTGCGAGCAACCCATTTTGAAGTCAAGTAATATGGCGATTTGATCTTAGCACTTACACCATCTTCAGTATAGAATACATAACCTTCGTGCTTGCATTCCTTAGTCATTTGCTTTAGCTTTGCCAAAGTAACCTTATAATGTTCTGGCACATGACAGTTGAATCCAACGGCAAGTCCTTCCAGGATAGAACGGTGATGTCCTATCTTAGATCCCCACACGTTGTCTCGATATCCTAGTACATACATACCTGCCTTTTCGGGAACGATATGTGGGTCGTTAGGATGTACGCATTCAAACATTACAGTCAAGTTATCCATGTCACTACGATTAAATGCCAATTGCCAGTCAGCCCACGACATATGTGTCAGCATCATTTCTTTTGCCATGTCCACATATGGGCTGTCAGTGCTACCAGTAGTGCTTACTAGCACATCGCCATTGTACCAAGTACAGGCAACCATAAAGCCGTTGACCTTACGGAATGCAGTAACTTCTATATCGTCAGAAAGCACAGGTGCAGACTTTTCGATACCATAGTTGTAGATCTTTGTGAATGGATAAGCAACCAAGTTGAAATCTTTATCCACAATTGACCCACGACATTCAGCAATATACTCGTTCCACAGATTATCGTAGAACACTTTCTTCTTGTACTTGAGCACATAGATACCAAGGCCACACTCTTTCATGTTGACTAGGTTAGACGACTCTACATACTCTTTTAACTTGTCCTTAAACATCTTATCAACCTCCGATATACTTACGAGCTTCCGCCATTAAAGTTGGATCGCCCTTGGTCATTACTTCTAACATTAAACGCTTTTCTTCTAAGTAAGTCTTAGCGAAAGCAGGATCATGTTCTACGATACTCTTACTGTTAGAGATCAAATCAGCTAACTTAACTGTCTGTGCTTCGGCGGGCGCGGCGGCCGAGTGCGCTCGAGCGAGGGCCTTACGAACAGCACGATTGCCATCCTCGGGCCGGCTCACGTCAGTTAACCATCCGACTAACGCCGCAACCTCTGGGCCAAAGTTCATGTGGATGTCAGTGGTAGTAACCCCGGTGTCTTCCACAGTGTCATGTAACCAAGCAGCCGCAACCATTTCTGGAGTACTACCAGAAACCCCTGCTACGATTCTTGCAACTTCTGCAGGATGAACAAAGTAGGGTTCGCCGGTATACTTGCGTTTTTGTCCCACAGCTGAGTGAGCAGCGATGGCGAAAACTTGGGCCTTATGGACCAAATCCATTCCAGTCAATTCCATAGTAAATCTTTCCATGCTATTCTCCTTAGTAAGTACATATTATAGCATGGTTTTACCATGCTGTCAACCTCGTTTTAGCATCCACATTAACACTTGATTCTGGTCTAAAAGGGCGATATCTTTAGAATGTTTTTCAACCGGGCGACTGGTTTCGCCACCATTCCAAATCTTTATCTTTACTCGACCGCGCCCAGAACCTGCAGGATATTCTTTACCCAAACTTTTAACTCGGTAGATGTTGCTGTAGAATACAACAAAGTCATCTACCCGAATCTCACGATCGATCATATCTGTAATCATGTCAGTGATGGCCTTTAATTTTGCCCGTTAATGCGTCCGAAATAGCTCGTTCCATTTCTACAACGATCATTCCAGTTGCATCCATGCCCATATCACGACAGCGGAATTCTTCCATCCCACTTGTGCCACCGTGTAAGTGGCCGTGAAAATGCAATGCCCCACGGTGCATTTGATCCCACTCTGCAATTGGATAGTGAAACATAACACACTTATGTCCGTTATAGTTAATGTCCAAATAGTGATGAACTTCTTCGAAGCACGAACGGAAACTAGGATCATTCAAAGTCTTACGGTCGTGATTACCTTGTACCAATATCTTACGGCCGTTACAACGGTTCATGTACTCGGCGGCCTTTTGAGCAGGCAGGAACGCAACGTCACCTAAAATATAAACAAGATCGCCGGGTTCGACAATGCTGTTCCATTCTGCAACCATTTGCTCGTTCATGTAGTTCACGTCGTTGCGAAACCGCGCACGTGATTGTGGACAGAAGCTCATAATATTCTTGTGCCCGAAATGTAAATCTGATGTTATAAATGTTCTCATAATACTTCCTATTGTAACACCAGAAGACATTTCTGTCAACTAGTGAACCAAATTTGCTTAAAACCTTCTTCCTCAGTTGGATCTTCCCAGCTGGCAATCATGCTGGCAATAACATGCTCTGGGATGTCTTTGCCCGGCCGACTCTGCAAACGTCTGAACAGTTCTTTATGCTCCGGTGTCTTAAACACCACAGCAATATGCTCATAGCCCGGCAACATATTGAACTTGCGGGCACGACTTTTAACAGTGGTGCTAGTTTGATCCCAGATAATGTCCTTGCCTGCCTCACGTGCCCGAACAACATCGTCTGCCATCATCTTCACCGCAGTGGGCATAAAATCCACAAACACTTCGCTGTAAGTCTTACCTTCAGAGGCAGCGTAGTGTTCTACATGCATGTCTGTAGATACGTAAGCACAGTCAACTGCCCACTCTTGTTCAGACACCCATGTGCTTTTGCCTGCACCCGGCACTCCAATTAATTGATAACACTTTGCCATATTAAATATCGCCTTCGTAATTTTCTCTGTACTTACGCCGAGCATCAGCTAGCGTAAATACTTTTTCGTTATTGTTAGTCCAGTCTTCGTCGACTGGGGCTCCGTTAATAGTATGAGGTTCATTTTCATCGTATGTCCATCCCAACTTCTTCATCATACGATGTTTGACCAATAGGTTAGGACTGCGGAACACTTCAGTGTCGTCGAAGCCTAGCATAACACCAACTTCGCAAACTGCACCGCTCCGACAAATACCTGCGTGACAATGGACAATGACATTCATACGATTAGCCATAGCGTGTTGTAGCAAACGAACTAGCTCATCAGCCTGCTCTTGACTGCACCGCATTTCTTCATCATCGACCTTATCCCGTGCCTCTACATCTAGAAATTGAAATTGATGTACTTCTTTGAACTTGTATAACGGTGTAGGAAAGTCACCAGGAGGATCGCAAATTTGAATCAACATGGCATTAACGCCGGGGTCGAAGTGCAGTCCTCTTTTAACATCGCTAAGTCCAATGTTTTGAATCCATGGCATAATTGCCTCCTAAGTTTCTATGTCGATATGTCGACCTTTGTCTAAATCTAAACGAATATTTCGTGATACTCGTTCTGCTATAATTTCATCAAAGTTACGTTTTTCAACAACCTTGCGATAGTCTTCCTCTCGTTTCTTTTGAATATTAACTTGTTCTAAGTTATATTCTCTTATTTGTAGTTGTTGAATTTTTGAGATATTCATTGTGGTTGCTCCAACCGTTTTGTATAGCTATAGTATAACACAGGTTTAACCAGTTGTCAACCACGTATTTGGTCTCGCCGGAGGGAATCGAACCCCCATTTACTCGTTAGGAGTGAGTAGTATTATCCATTATACTACAGCGAGATATAATGTTTGTTGATGAGTAATCACCAATTCTGTTAAAATAAATTACATTATTACAATATTGGTGTGCTGTAGATTTTCTGTCATGCTGCCAGTCACTACCTTTAACGTAGGTATCTGGTTTATATAATTTCATTAGGTCGACCAGTTGTTCAGTTGAATCAAAAAATTCAACAACATCTACTGCTTTAAGGTTACTCAACATGATTTTGCGATCATCTTGATTGTTGATAGGACGACTGGCACCTTTGAGTTCGCGAACTCGACGATCAGTATCAATTGCCACAATAAGGTAATCACCGTAACTACGTGCAGTGTTTAATAGAGCAATGTGTCCAGGATGCAGAACATCAAAGGTCCCATTGACCATTACTGTTTTCATTTTTGGCTATCGCCCTTGCCTACTCGATAATTGTCTTCTACACTGTCCGGAGTAGACACTTCGATAACTGTACCTGCTTCGATACATTCTAGTTGATGTGGCATACAGGGAGTATTGTGCCATACTGCGCCTTCACGGATTTCTTTTTCGTGTAGTTCGGCAGTGTGTGTGTCAATCCATCGAACAATGAACTTACCCGATTGTACGTACCAAGTTTCTTCTTTGTCTTTGTGGAAGTGCATACTGAATTTTGCACCTGCATTAAAGTTCATAAACTTGCCACAATACTTGTCATTAGTGGCCCAGATAAATTCTGAACCCCAACCTTTTGGAACTAGACCTTTTAACTGTGTCATTCTGGCAATCCTGTAAATCTTGATAAAAATGCTTCGAGGTAGCAACTATATTCTTTTTGGTCTTGAATATTTTTATAGTATATCCAAGTCTTGCTATCTTGTTCTTGCAACGCAACTACAGAAAACTTCTTGTCTCCGCCTTGCCATGTAGAACCAATTTTTATTTTAACCATCCTAGTTTCTTTCCTTCAGCTTTACGGCGTTCTGCCTCTTCTTTACTGCCCGGATAACGACTTGCCCATACCATCCAGAATAGCATGAATAGGCCTACACCCATTGTTAACTTTACATTATACGTGGTAAACCAGATGATGAGCAAGCTCAAATCCATACAAATAAACATTGCCCACTTGGCCATAGTAGGAAATACTCGACCACCTTGCCAGTCTCGAATGAAAGGTCCAAACAGTCTATGATTCATTATATAATTGTGCCAACGTTCGCTGCTCTTAGAAAAGCACCAAGCAGCAATAAGGCTAGGCGTAGACCACGGAATGCCCGGAGTAACTACGCCTATATACGCAACACCTAGAAAGAAGAAGCCTGCCGCCATCCAAAGTGCTTTTTTAATTTTATTCATATTTGTCCAAAAGTGACTAGGATTTTTGTGTCAGGTTCCTAGTCAACCCCGTGAGCGCAGCCCATCCTGTTTTCGCGTCAGCGGAGCCGGAATATGGATACAGGTCCGGCCTATTTGGAGCGGGATAGGAGAATCGAACTCCTGACTAAACCTTGGCAAGGTTTCGTTTGACCATTAAACTAATCCCGCA